TTATCACTAGGAAAAAACCTACACCCAACAGTAGAACCAATGGAGTGGTGGATGGATAAGCTTAAGCAGTACTGTGTAAACTTAAAATTCAATGGTAAGTATCTAACAGGAGAATGGATATGATTAAAGGAGAGAGTTATGACCTGGAAAATTTTAGAAGAAGAAAAAAATGGTGGGGTGCAAATAGATAATGGAGATGGAGAATGAAAATAGAAGAAGAAAGTGTAGTTACAAGTAGAGGCAGATGTCCTTCGTGTGCATCGAAAGGTCATGATAGATCTGGAGATAACTTAGCTAATTATGATGACGGACATAGCTATTGCTTTAGTTGTGGTTACTATAATTCAGCCAAAGGAGAAGTATCAGTGAAACCAGTGAACAAATCTTTGGAGTTTACTAAGTATACTGGAGATTGTGTTGGCAATCTTAAGCGTGGTATCACTAAGGAGACCGCAAAGAAATATAATTATCAGTGTAACATGGATGAGAAGTTAGAGATTGCTAACTACTATAAGGATGGAACTTTAGTTGCTCAACATTTACGTGGTTCAAATAAGAAGTTCTTTTGGAATGGAGACAACTCACATCCCACACTATGGGGTCAACACCTATGGCGTAAGGGAGGTAAGAGAATCATCATTACCGAAGGAGAGTATGATTGCATGGCTATTAACCAGATGCTTGGTGGTAGGTGGGGTGTAGTATCTTTACCTAACGGAGCAGCGGGTGCTGTGAAAGCAATCAAAGATAACCTTGAATGGGTAGTATCTTATGATGAAGTAGTATTATGCTTCGATCAAGACGATCCTGGCAAGGAGGCGATGGTTAAGGTGGCAGAGATATTACCTCCGGGTAAGTGTAAGATTGCTACGCTACCTTGTAAGGATGGTAACGAATGTCTTAAGAAGGGTATGGCTGATGATGCTGTGTCTGCGTTATGGGAAGCCCAACCATTCGCACCAGATGAGATCTTACATATCTCTAGGGTTATAGATACTCAAGATTTATCAGAAACAAGAGTGTATCCCTTTCCCTTTAACACTTTGACTGAGTTCCTTATTGGACAAAGGTCTGGAGAGATTACATTGTGGGCTAGTGGTACTGGATCAGGCAAGACAACAATCCTTAGAGAGTTGATGCACCACCACCTTGAAGAGGGTCGTAGTGTGGGTGCTATAATGTTAGAGGAAGCACCAAAGGAAACTATGGATGATATGATTTCCTTGATGATTAATAAACCTGTTAGGGCTATCAAAGCTGCGAAGCTAATGAATGATCTTAATGAGAAGATGGGGAGAGATCCTGTATTCATGGATTACATTGATGATCTAACGGATGAAGAGTATGCTAATGCTAGAACTAAACTAGGACAAACATCCTTCTATGTGTATGATCACCTAGGAAACAATGGACTTAAGAATCTTTGTGCTAGAATGGAATACATGGCGGTATCTCTTAAGGTAGATGTTATTGTACTAGATCATATTACTGCGGCAGCTGCTGGATTAATGGGATCGTCAAGTGATTTTGATGGAGGTTCTTCAGAGCGTTTACTCATTGATAACATAATGAAAGAGTTACGTGGGTTGGTCTCTCGTACTGGTGTACGTATTGATGTTGTATCTCAACTAAAGAAAACAAATAAAGCATACGAAGAGGGAGATAGGATTACCTTACAAGATCTTCGTGGCTCTGGCTCGCTAGCAAGTGTACCTAATGTGGTCGTAGGTTTAGAGAGGGATAGACAGAATCCTGACGACAACCTAGCTAATACCACCACTGTTAGAGTTCTAAAGAATAGGCTCACAGGTAGAGCAGGTGTTGCTAGTGCTTTGTATTTCAATAGGAAAACAGGTAGATTAGATGAGGTAGATATAGTTATTGGTGATGATGGTTCGGCAGAGTTTAGACCCGTTGGAGATAACTAATGATATTAGAATCTAAGAATCAATGTTTAGCAGACTATGGTACCTTCTCTAAGAATTGGGCAGTCCCTGATTTTGTAGTTGAGAGAATACCGATAGAGTGTTTATACCATCCTAAAAACTTAGGTGGTAATCCTAAGTTGGTAGAGAAGTTATTAATAAATCTACCAGAGGAGGGGCTAGTTAACCCTCTAGTTACGCATCAGTTCTTTAGGAATTATAGAGATAGAGATGACCAAGGAGAATATATATTTCCTAGGCATTTAACTGGTTCGGGATATTGGGGCAATAAGTTTCAGAACATCCCTTACTCAGATGGTCCACAGTATATCGTAGGATACGGTAACTGTAGATTAGGAGCAGCAAAGAAGATGGGTGCTACTCATATAGACTGTATAGTGTTAAGAAGTTTTAATGTGGAGCACATGCATAATTTAGGAAAGATGTTGGCTAGTTATAAGGAGTTTGGTTTAGATGACTGAAGAAAATAATATAATGGAATTCGTAAGTGACACCATCGGCGGAGAAGGTGTAACACTAGGAGCAGACCTTACCTCTATGGTTTCAGGGGAACATTCGATTCCCATGAACTTTGGGAATGGTTCTGCAAATGTACCTGTGAATGTAGAGAGAGATCTCGGTAAGGTACAAGTAACATATGAACATAATAATCACACGTACATACATGTCATAACTCCACAGGGGCTGATGTATTCGTCGATTAAATTTCATGGTGATGATTCAACACCACCTAAGGAATGGCAACAGAAGGGAATGTGGAGATATTTTTAGGAGATACTTATGAACCGTATCGTATTTGATATTGAGGGGAATGGTCTTTCTGAGTTAGTACTCGGGAAGAAGGGAGTCTCTGTCCCAGAAGGAGATACAGTGCATTGTATGGTGTGCTTAGATTTAGACAGCGACACTGTTAAAACCTTTGGTCCATCTGAGATCGAGGAAGGTGTACAAATGTTACGAGAGGCTGACCTATTGGTTGGTCATAATATTACCATGTATGACATCCCTTTGTTGGAGAGATTGTACGGTAAGATACCTACAGATACTATAGATACTTTAATAATAAGTAAACTAATGTATCCCGACCGCAATCAACACCCTCTTGGAGGAAACTCTTTAGAGATGTGGGGCAGGGCACTTGGGGTATATAAGGAAGAGTATGCTGGAGGATGGGAAGTATTCAGTGAAGAGATGTTAGAATACTGTGTACAAGATACTCAGGTTAATAAGGCTATATATCTAGAACAACTAGAGTATATTATGACACATGAAAAGATAATATCTCTAGAGCATATCTTATCTAAGATCATTGCTACACAAACTGGAAATGGTTTTGGCTTCGATCTGAAAGCAGCCATAGAACTAGACCATACTTTACAAAAGAGGAAGACGGTGATCGAGAACGGATTCGAAAGAGTCTTTCCTACTAAGATTATTGAAAGATATTCTGATAAGACAGGGAAGAAACTAAAGGATCAGGTTATTAAATTCAATCCGGGATCTCGTAAGCAGATAGCTGAGAGGCTTGGTGATAAATATAACTGGAAGCCACCATTAACAGACAAAGGAAATCCTAAGGTTGATGAGTCTGTACTCAAGAAGCTTAACTTCCCCGAAGCTAAGGTCTTGGTAGAATACTTTAATATTATAAAGTTAATGGGGCAGGTTACCGACTGGATAACTAGGGCATCTAACTCTAGAGATGGTAGGATACATGGGTCTATAAACCCACAGGGTACGGTCACAGGAAGAATGACCGCTAACCAACCAAACCTACAACAGGTATCAGGAGACCCTAGAGCTAGGCGGTTATTTGTTCCTAGAGAGGGATGGCTACAGGTAGGGATAGATGCTAAAGGACTAGAGGCAAGGATGCTTGGGAATCGTATGTACCCCTTTGATAAGGGAGCATATGGTAAGATCATTACCGAGAAGGATATCCACTCAGAGAACCAGAGGTTAGCTGGATTATCTAACAGGAATGATGCTAAGACATTTTTCTATGGATTTATCTATGGAGCTGGAGATGCAAGGATTGGTGAGATTGTTGGTAAGTCTTCTTACATGGGTAGAAAACTTAAGAAACAATTCTTAGATGGTCTTCCTGCTTTGAAGAAGGTTATAGATGACTGTAAGTTTCAGGTTAAGAAGCTTGGAAAGATATCCTTACTCGACGGTAGACTTGTACCATGTAGGTCAGCACATGCTGCCTTGAATGTACAACTACAGGGTGATGGGGCTATCGTGATGAAGCTTGCTCAATGTATCTTTGATCGTAAGATAAAGAAGAAGAAGTATCAGGACAGGGTTAAATTCATGGCTACTGTGCATGATGAATGGCAAATGGAATGTGTACCTGAGTTAGCTGAAGAGGTGGGGCAGATGGGATGCGATAGCATAACGGAAGCTGGTGAACGGCTGGGTTGTTCTATTGCTTTAGAAGGAGACTATAGGATCGGAAAGGATTGGTCGGAATGTCATTAAATGTTGAGGTAGGTTTTTATAGATATGATCATAGTATGTATGACATCTTTAATAAGCAGTCTACTAAGATAGAGAAAGTATGGGTAAGTATGATACGACACATAACTAAGTGTTGTTACACCCATTGTACTATAAAGATAGGAGAGAATTCTTTAGTTGCCTTAGTAAAAAAGAATGCTACATTTGCATCTTCTGATACTGTAGACAAATTTCTAGGGAGTCCAGATCTTTATATTTGTTTAGGAGAGTTAGACGTAGATATCACAGGGATAGATAAGATTATCTCAGGTTTGTATCAAGGAAGTGTGAGGAAAGTTCTCATATGGTTCTTTGTAACAAGATGGTTTGGAGCTAAGAAACCAAAGACCTGTGCTACATTAGTGTGTGAAATACTTCGGTGCTGTGGATACGAGATTAAACAGTGCGTATCCCCTGCCGAACTATATAAGGAATTAATAGAATGCAATTCATAATGTTAGGGGGAAAGGCTGGGGTTGGGAAAACCTTTTTAGCTAGACATATAGCTAAGTATGCTTTTAATAAAGGAATGAGACCACATATAGTTTCCTTTGCTGACTGTATCAAACAAGAGGCAGAGAACGCAGGTTTTACTAAGGATAAAGAACCAGAAAAATACAGAGAGTTTTGTCAATCTATGGGAAAGAAACATAGAGCCGAGGATCCAGACTACTTTGTCAAGAAGTTTAATGATACTTTTATGGGTTTGTGGGATGAGGAAAGTTATCTTTTAAAACAAGGGAATCAGTTCTGGGAAACCTTGGTGATAGTAGATGATTGTCGTTACTTGAATGAGATAGCCTATGGTAGATTTAATAATGCCATACAGATCTTTATTGGTACTGGTGATAGAGAGCTAAGAGACAATGATGGTGAATGGCGTAATGATTTATCGGAAGAAGTAGCTATGAAAATTGAGGAAGGCGACAAGGATTACTTGAATCTTTATTCATGGGTAGTATTGAATGATAAAACTTGGGAAGAGTTTGAGAAGAAAATCAAAGAGTATCTTCCCGTTTGGTGTGGTATGGATGCTGATTCATGTGGAGAGATTGATTGTGATTGCGCTTTTTGTAAGACCATGAAAGATGGACAACCATTAGAAGGTATCCTTAAGGAGATATATGAAGAAATGATAAAGTATTTAGATGAAATGATTGAAGGAGATGAAGATGAAGAGACCTAATGTAGCGATACTAGATGGGGATATAATAGCATATAGGGCAGCATTCTGGGCAGACACTGAAGGTATAGATGAACTAGAGGATCGGTTACTATATGACATACAAGAATGGACACCGAAAGGATGTAAACCTGTGATTGCATTATCGTGCAATCGTAAGGAAAATTACAGAAGAGATTGCTGGGCTAATTATAAATCTAATAGGGAGACTCGCTCAGCTCCTGATTGTCTGAACTATGCTATGGAGTTGATCAAGGGTATGGGGAGTATCAAGAAGATCGACCGAATAGAAGCTGATGATATCATGGGTATGGGAGCATCGTCTGGTACAGCAATTGCTGTAACAATAGATAAAGACCTTAGAGGTGTACCGGGATGGCACTGGAATCCTGATAAAGAAAGAGAACCTAGAGAGATATCTACAGATGAAGCCGACCGCTTCTTTGCTGAACAGATAGTCACAGGAGATACTACAGATGGTATACCTGGATTACCTAAGTGTGGTAAGAGTTTCTTTGAGAAAGAGATTGCTACATTTGATCCTGAGGATTGGCTTAGAGAGATTTGGTGGGCTTATGAAGAGCGTGGATATGATTATGAAGATTTCTTATCTCAAGTTAGATGCGTAAGAATACTTCGTATTGATGACTTTGATAAAACAACTAGGTGTCCTATATTATGGGATATGCCTAAGGATATACCTTGAAACGGGTATTATAGTATAACGGAGAATACAATGATTTTAACAACTAAACATGTAAAATTAAATACAAGAAACGGACACGTAAAAATACCAACAAGAGGTTCTAATGGAGCTTCGGGTTATGATTTATGTGCTGTCGTCAAAGGATCTGAAACAATCAAACCTGGAGAAACCAAGATGATTTCTTCTGGGATGAAGATGGTTATACCCAAGGGTATATGTGGGTTACTTGTACCTAGATCTGGCTTGAGTACTAAGCGTGGTATAGTACTAGCGAATACCATAGGGGTTATAGATAGTGATTACAGAGGAGAGATTAAGATGGCTCTCATGAATATATCGGATACCTCATTCGAAGTAACCAACGGGCTACGGGTTGCACAGATATTGTTTATCCCTACACTTACTCCAGGATTTGAGTACTGTAGTGATGCGGATTTTAATTACGATTGCTCAACTGAGCGTCAAGGCGGAGGTTTCGGGAGTACTGGAGTTAGTTAATGGATTCATTCCAACAGTTTATTGCCATATCTAGATATGCTAGATGGCTTAAAGAAGAAAATAGAAGAGAAACGTGGTATGAGACCGTCAGTAGATACTGGGATTGGATGGTCAATAAGTTTCCTGACCTTAAAAATACCCCTGAGATTAAAGATAGTATCTATAACTTAGAGGTTATGCCGTCAATGAGAGCATTGATGACCGCTGGACCCGCTGCTGATAGGGATAACACTTGTGTTTACAACTGTTCCTATCTAGAGATTGATTCTCTAGTAGCATTCTCAGAGTTAATGTACATTCTAATGAATGGTACTGGAGTAGGATACTCCGTAGAATCTAGGTGTACTGACAAACTAAAGCCTGTCCCTAGTTCAATAGTTAGGGATCGTGGATTCACGGTTAGAGTAGAAGACTCTAAAGAAGGGTGGGCAGATTCCCTAAGGAATCTATTGGATTATCTTTGGAATAAAGGTATCCACCCAACATGGGATACATCCCTTGTTAGACCCTCTGGAGCTAAGCTTGAAACCTTTGGTGGTCGTGCTAGTGGACCAGAGCCTCTTGAGGCTGTCTTTAAGTACATCACTAATACATTTTATAATGCTCGTGGTCGAAAGTTGACTACATTAGAGTGTCATGATATATGTTGTGTCATAGCTAAGTCTATTATTGTAGGCGGAGTACGTCGTAGTGCTATGATTTCCTTATCAGATCTAAATGACAGACCAATGGCTAAATGTAAGAGTGGCGCATGGTGGGAAGGTTCGGGGCATCGTGCGTTGGCTAACAACTCAGCAGTGTACCGAGGAAAACCTGCGTTGACTGAGTTCATGTCAGAGTGGCAGTCTTTATATGATTCCCATTCCGGTGAGCGTGGTATCTACAATAGATTAGGTGCTCAAGAACAATGTGATTGGTTAGGGCGGGACAATACTATAGAGTATGGACTGAATCCCTGTGCTGAGATTCTTCTTAGACCAAAACAATTCTGTAATTTAACTGAGGTCATCATCCGAAGTGACGATAAGATCGCAGATGTCAAGAGAAAGATTGAGCATGCTACCATCCTAGGTACTTGTCAATCATCTATGACATACTTCCCATTCCTTAGTACAGAGTGGGAAAGGAATGTAGAAGAAGAGAGATTACTTGGGGTATCATTCACTGGTATCTACGACAACCCCTTAATGTGGGGTAAGGAAGGACTAGAGAAACTCTCTGGTCGTCTGGGTAGATGGCGTGAGCATGCTAGGAAAACTAATTCAGAATGGGCAGACAAACTTGGAATCAATAAGTCAGCTGCTATAACCTGTGTTAAACCTAGCGGTACAGTATCATGTCTAGCGAATACATCTTCGGGTATACATCCGAGATATGCGTCTCATTACATACGAAGAGTACGTATAGACAAGAAGGATCCTATCTATAGCTTTATGAAAGACGCAGGGATACCTGTAGAAGACTGTGTACTTAATCCTGAATCAACAGGAGTCTTTAGTTTCCCTCTATCTTCCTCTACACATAGTAGAGAGGCACAGGATGTCTCAGCCCTAGAACACCTAGAGCTTTGGCGAGTATATAAGAATCATTGGTGTGACCATAATCCGTCTATCACCATTCATTATACAGACGATGAGTTCCTACCAGTAGGAGCATGGGTTCTGGAAAACTTTGATGACATTCAAGGTATATCTTTCCTACCTAGGGTTGACCATGTTTATGAACAGGCTCCCTTTGAGGAGATATCTGAAGAATGTTATAATAAATTAAGTAAGAATATGCCAGAGGTAGATTGTAATAAACTTAGAGAATATGAATCTGAGGATACAACTAAAGGTACACAAACCTTAGCATGTAATGGGGGTTCTTGCGAAGTAGTAGACTTAGTGGAGACAACCTAATGGATATTTCACCCGCCCGACAACTGGGCTTAAGTAATTCTTTGAATACAACACAACTAAATAAATTCCTTCAAGAGTTAGACAACAGACTCAAGAAGGTTGAGGAACAACTCAATGCCGAATCAAAAAATACCATACGTCGATCCAGATCTAGTAAAGATTCTGGAGAAGATGTATCCTCCTCTTGATTATTCTAAGGATGTATCAAGAGAGGACTGGGCATTTAGGGGAGGTCAGAGAGAATTAATAAAGAAGCTATTTCAAATCACTAAACAACAAGAAAGGGGTTAAGTTATGGCAATGGATCCAATGCAACAAGCGATGGAGATGGGACTTGGTGGCGGTATGCCTGAGGGTGATCCCTCAATGATGGGACTTGGTGGTGGTATGCCCGAAGGTGATCCTATGATGGATCAAGAGATGACTATGGAAGAAGGCGAAGAGGCTGGGCGTATGGGGGATACCATATTAGCTCATATGACACCAGGAGAAGTCGTTATCCCTGCGGAATTGGTTGGTGATCCTGCGATTGCTGAAGCTTTAAACGAAATCTTTATGTCTGCTGAGATTGACATGGCTCAATATACAGTAGGAAGCCCTATGAATAATATCAA